CCTCCCGGCGACCATCTCCCCCAAAGGAACGGCGTCGACGTCATCGGCGCGCGCTCGAGGTCAGCAGGATGATCGCGCCGGCCGCGATCGCGAGGACGATCACCACGTCGGCGGCGGTCACGGGTTCACCATCGTCGCGACGCGGTGGGTCGTACGGTCTGGGCTCGAGCACGGGCGATCGCGCCGCCGGCGCCCAGGTTGCAGCGGGTACAGGCCGGGACGTATCGGCAACACTGGGCGCCGCGACGGTGTTCGTGGAGGGCGAGCGGCGGGACGTGGTCGAGTGTGGTCGCGTCCCGAAGTCCACAGTAGGTGCAGCGGGTCGGGTTCGTCCTGAGCACTTGTTTCGCGGCCCGGTAGTCGGGATCCCGTAGCGGCCATTCGGCCATAGCAGTCAGCTACCGGCGGTAGGTAGGCGGAGCTGTCGGTATCCGTCGGGACGGGTCGTGTAGGTGGTCGGTCCTTCGCGGCGGTAGGTGCGCTGGTAACGGGTGTTCGCCGTACAGCAGCATTCGAGGCGGCATCGGATAGACGGGTCGCGGTGCGAGTAGCGGGCGCGGGTGCCATGAGGCGGAATGACGAGGACGGCCACGGGTGTCAGGCTAGACGACGGACCCATTCGGCGCGATCGATCCCTTCGGTCACCCAGGGCGGCGGCACGACGGGCTCAGGTGGGTCGGGTTCGGCGGTGAACAACGACAACGCGATGGGCTCCGACGCCGGCGCGGCGCTCGAGTGGGCGCCGCCGGTCGGTTCTATAGCTTTGTGAAACGCATAGACGGGCAACGCGTGTCCCTTCCTACCGACCTGGTCTTTCGCGACTTTGGGCGGCCATTTCAGACGGTACAGGTTCGTCCGCCGGCGGGTCCACGTCCCGTCCTTTCGGCCGTGCGGCCGGTCGCGCCAGACGTCGACGGCGCCGGCGGCCTCAAGCTCGCCGACGGCGCGGGAAACGGAACGTTCACAACGGCCGATCGCCTGGGCGATCCCTTCGCGTGACGGTGTGACGCGGTCATGCTTCGCCTCGAGGCGGGACAGGTGTTCGACAACGAGGACGGCGGTCAGGGTTCGACAACGGCGGATGATCATTCCCAGGCGCCGGCGGCGGTCGTCGCCGGTGTGACGGCGCGGGATCATCGGAACCCCAGCTTTCGTGAGCAGGCCGGCCAGGCTCCCCAGCCTTGTATGAGCCACAGACGGTCCGCGCGGTGGATCTGTTCGTCGCGGGTCGCCTGGTGCGGGTAACCCGTCCCGCCGACGGCGCGCCATGACGAAAGCGCGAATTGAAGGCCGCCGTAGTATCCGTTCCCGGTGTTGATCGCCCAGTTCCCGCCGGATTCGCATTGCGCCATACGGTCCCAGACGGCGTCCGACGGTGTGCCGAACAGGTCGGCCCAGGTGTCGAACGGGTCCGTCGGCGCCGGCGACGTCGGTGTTTCTTGGATCGCGAGACCGCGCAGCGCGACGGCGGTCGCGATCCCCTGTTCGATCGGCGGCATTTCCTGGGCGCCGGCGCCGGCGCCGATCAGGACGATCGCGGCGGCGGCGGCGGCGGCGGTGCGGGCGATCATGTTTCGTCCCGGTAGGCGTCGACGATCGCCAGCCGGCGATAGATCAGGTCGGCGGGACTGTCGGCGGCGACCAGCTCGCGGCGGATCTGATCGATCGCGGTCAGGGCGTCGCCCAGGTGGTCAAGACAGTACGCGGTACGGGTCACGTCACCCCAGGTCGTCGACGGGGCGCGGAGACCGACTGTGATCAGTCCCGGCGCGCCGCAATGGCAGCGGGCGACGATCGGGACGGGTGGGCGGCTATGTTTCTGGGTCATCGGTCGTCCTTTGGGGCTCGCTTGAGGGCGGTCCGTAGTCCCGTCGGCGTCGCGCTTCGGCGGCGCCGGCGGGCAACGTCCCGGCGGGACTTGTTATTACAGTCGCGAGGTTAGGGCGGCGTCAAGGTCGGTCGTCGTCCTCGCGGCGGGCTCGGACGGCGGACGTCCAGATCGCGCGGGTCAGGCGAACGGTCAGGACGGCGCCGACGAGGCCGCCGGCGACGAACGCGCCGGCCGCCGCGATCGTTGCCCAGTCCAGTCAGGCGCCTTTCGCGACGAAGTCCGCCCAGACAACAGGGTCCGTCGGTAGGGCCGGACCGAACGCGGTTTCGTACTGGTGGAGGTCGGCGCCGGCGAGGCCGGTTAGTTTCCCGTCGCCATAGACGATCGCGACTTCTCCGGTTTGGCGGTTGCGGATGATGAACGGCACGGAATCCTCCTCGAGGGCGGGCGGTGGTATCGGTACGGGCTCGGGCTCGGGCTCGGGCTCGGGCTCGAGCTGGGCGACGTCGCGACGGAACGCGGCCATATCCCAGGACTGGGCGCCGGCCGCATACGGCGACGGTCCGACTGGGTCGACCTTCCGGCCAGGGCACGACGGCGCGCACCATTCGTAGTGCGCGAGGACGTCGCGTGACGGGTCGAGACGGTAGGCGTGGGCGAGGGCGCGGCAGGCGCGGACGTAGGCGTCGGTCTGGGCGGCCGGCCACGGTTGCCCAGTCCCGCCGTTCGCGGCCTCGATCGCGATTCCGTACCCGTTCCCGGTGTCCTTCGGGATCGTCCCGGTCGACAGGGTCCACGGTCCGCCCTTGCCCTGGGTGTTCGTCGCGCCGGCGGCGCCGACGGTCAGGCGACCGTCACGGGCGAGATAGATCGCGCCGATCGGCCGGTCCGGCGAGTTCTCCCACATGAACGACATATCCGACGCCGGCGAAGTGTCGGACGCGGTGTGATGGACGAACACGGCGCGCACGGCGTCGTACCCGCCGGACGACCGGCCGCGGTTCTCCCACCCAGGCCAGACGTCGACGAACAGGCCGGCGGCCTCGAGGACGTCGGGCAGGTCGCGGAGCCAGATCGAACCCATCAGGCGGCCTCGTCGCGGATCCGTTCGAGGACGTGCGCTAGGTCTTCGTCGAACAGTCGGCGGCGCAAGTCCTCGAGGTCGCGGACACGGGCGTCGCGTTCGCGGCGGCGGATCAGGTTCGCGACGAGGTCGGCGAGCGGGTCGTCGGGGTGCCAGGAATCTTCCGGTTCGGAATCGCCGAACACGTCGCCGGCCATCAGATCCGCGGGCCGGTCGCGGCGTACATGATCGTCACTTGTCCGGCGAGCGGGCCGGGCGGCGTGGTGTCCAGGCGGATCCCTTCGACCATGAACCCGGTGTTGTTGAGCACGGCGCAGCCGGACACCACCCAGGGCACCGCGGGGATATCCAGGTTGCAGGCGGCGGCGATGACGAGCGGCAGACGGCCGGCCGGAAAGTAGGTCTTGAAGATCACAACGGCGCGGCCGGCGGCGTCAAGGGTGACGGTCACCTGTTCCACTTCGGTCCGGTAGGCGGTGCGCGGCTCGAGCGCTTCGGCGAGGGCGCGGATCGCGGCGGCGCCGCCGGCGACAGGGTCAGTCGGTTCGGGATACGGAAGGCCGGTCGGTGTTGTGCCCATAGTGGATCCTTTCGAGGTTAGGCGGCGACGCCATACAGGTCGATCCAGGCGATCGACGGGTCGAATTCGTCCCAGGCCCAGGACGGGTCCAGGTCGGCCCAGGCGGCCGATTCGCCCATCCCGCCGAGCGGCGTCGCGATCAGGCCCAGTGTCCAGGCGCCGTCATATTCGTAGGTTCCGCCGTCCAGGTACAGGCCGATCGGTCCGCCGTCGGGCCAAAGGTCGGCGTTATCGACAACGAGGCCGCGCCCGATCCTGATCGTCCCGTCGAGCAGATCCAGGGCGGCGGCCATCACGTCGCCGGCCGGCGGTGGGAACAGACCCAAATCCCAGGTGAGGCCGTCGACACGGCCGGCCGGTGTGTTCGTGCGGGCCAGGACACGGCCGGCGACGTCACGGGCGGCGGCGTCGGTGATCAGCGGCGTCGACAGGCCCAGACGGCGGACGCCGGCGGCGGCCTCGAGGTCGGCGTCGACAACGCGGAGCGAACGTTCTGTCGGCGACTGGTGTCCCTCGTCATCAAGGGTCTGTTCCATCCATGTCGCGTCGACACGGGTGATCACGTCGGCGACGTCACGGATCCAGGTCAGGGCGCCGGCGTCGACCTGGCAACCGTCGATCGCGGTGCGGCCGGCCGGCCGGTCGGTTGACAGCACGATCGTCACGAACCCGTTGACGAGTTCGAGCGTTTCGACCTGGGCGCGTTCGGCGACGTCCTCGATCCACAGGTACGGGCCGGTCAGGGCGTGGGTCGCGGACCAGAGGACGGCGTCGACGCCGTCGGCCAGCTCGCCGATCAGGCCGGCGGCGGGCTGGTGGTCGACGTCGCGCCATGTCACCATCAGCGGGCGGATCCGTTCGTCGATCACGGCCGGGACGGACACGTCGGCGGCGGCGAGGATCCGGTCGACACGATCGGCGAACGGTTCGGCGAGCCACGGGACGTCGCCGACGTAACGGTTCTCGAGGTCGGCGAGCTGGTCGACGGCGGTCACGTCGACGCGGAACGTCCCGTCGGCGTCGTCGATCACGGCGGCCATATCGGTGATTCGGCCGGCGAACACGAGGACGGTTCGCACGGTCCCGCCGGCCGGTGCCATCAGAACGAGCTCGTCGACGTAGGCGGCGCTGTAATCGGCCCAGGTTCCCGGCGCCGCGGTCCACGCGTACGGCGTCGACGGTGGGATCCCGTACGGCGCGGCCCAGGTCGCGAGGTCCGTTTCGACGGACACACCCAGCCACGCGTCCGCGGTCGCGGTCGACGCGAGCACAGTGTCGGATAGCACGGTCCAGGCGCCGGCGGCGCCGATCCCCCAGACGGTTTGTGTCTGGGCGCCGACAATGCCGATCGGCGTCGGTGTCTCAGGGTTCGCGAACGCGATCCCGATCGCGCCGGAACGGCCGTTGAGCGGCGGCCGGACGGCGACGGACCACGTCCACGGGTTCGGGCCCAGACGCGGAATCGGATCCCAGGACGTCGGCGCGCCAGGTGTGAACGCGGCCGGCGGGATCCGGGCGACGGCGCGGGCCGATCCGGTACGCAGCTCGAGGGCGCGGGCGCCGGCGAACGTCGGCGCGGCGACGAACGTCGCGACGGTCGGGGCGACAACGGCGACACGGTTCCCGGCCGGACCCAGGGCGGCGGTCTCGAACCCGCCGTCGGCGGCGACGTCGACGGGTGTGCCCTGGGCGATATCGCCGGCCGCGGTCACCTCGAGCGGGTCGCCGACGTGTAGGCGCTGGGTGAACAGGGCGCCGGCGGAACGGTCCAGAACAACGAACGAACACGTCGCCGGCGGCGGTTGCTCGAATGTCGTCGCGCGTCCCCATTCGATCTTCAGTTCGGCGAGCGCGGTCGGCCGGTCGTCCTCGAGCGCGACGGCGGAATCGTCCAGGCGTTCGCCGGCGACATAGATCACACAGTCGGGCGCGGTCACAGGGCGCCGGCCGTTCGGTTTACGCCACCAACACGGCGCGACCGGGCGCCCAGGATCCGGCCGATCTGTCGGGCGACGGCGTCAGGGTCCAGGGCGCCGGTCACGTTGACAACGATCTGCGGCGCGCTCGAGGCGGTCAGGTTGGAACGGGCTCCGATCGTCGGTGAACGGGCGCCGGCCACGGCCGGCGCGGCCGGCGGCGGCGGCAGGATCGCGAACGGGTTGAGCGATCCGATCAGCGAACCGACGTCCGGAATCTTGATCTTCCCGATCCAGTCAATGACGGAACGGATCACGCCGACGACACGATCGAACGCGGCTTTGACGGCGTCGATCGGCGCGACGAGAATCTCGATCGCGGCTTTCCCGGCGGTCTTCAAACTGTTGAATGCGGTTGTGAGGGCGCCGTTCAAGAAGTTCTTGACGCCTTCCGCGGCGGTCTTGACGGCGTCGATCACGGTTTCGATCGCGCCGAACGCGGTGTCGCCGACGGCCTTCACGGCATTGAACGCGGTTTCGAGCGCGGTTCGGATCGCGGCGGCGACGGTATCGACGACGGTTCCGACGGTGTTCACGAATCCTTCGATCGCGGTGAACACGGTCGACGCGACGGTTTGGACGGTGTTCCAGACGCCGGTGATCACGTCGCCGGCGGTGCGGGCGATCCCTTCGATCGCGCCGAACACGGTCGACGCGACAGACTTGACCGTGTTCCAGACGCCGGTGATCACGTCGCCGGCGGTGCGGATGATCGCGCCGATCGCGTCGAACACGGTCGACGTGACAGCCTTGATCGCGTTCCAGACGCCGGTGACGAACCCTTTGATCGCGTCGAACACGGACGTCGCGACGTCCTTCACCTTGCGGAACACGTCCTTGACGAAGTCCAGGAACGCTTGAAAGACGTCGACGATCTGGTCCCAGTTCTTGACGATCGCGGCGATCACAATTCCGATCGGACCCAGAATGATCGAAATGATGATCGGCCAGTTCGCCTTGAGCCAGTCAAACGTCCAGGCGAAAGCGGCCGTGACCTTGTCCCAGTTCTTGACGACCAGAACGATCGCGGCGATCAGGGCGGCGATCCCGAGCACGATCAGGCCGATCGGGTTCGCGGTCATCGCGGCATTCAAGAGCCACTGGGCGGCCTGCCAGGCCATCGTCGCGCCTTTCGCGATGAGCTGCGCGGCGTTCCAGGCCATCGTCGCGCCTTTCACGACCAGGACGGCGGCGGCGACGCCGGCGATCACGCCGGCGAAGATCTGAAAGGCTCCGATGTTGTCTTGAACGAACCCGGCCATATCGCCGAGCACACCAGCGACGGCGGCGATCACAGGTAGCAGCGCGGTGCCCATCGCGGCGGTCGCGTTCTTGATCTGGGCGTTCGAGCGTTGCTGGGCGCCGGCGGCGGTCTTGGATTCGCGGGCGAACGCGCCGTTCGCGTCGGCGGTCTGTTTGGTCAACAGGGCGAGCGTCGCCTGAGTCGTCGCGGCCTTGTCGGCCTCCCCGGTGAGACCGTCCAGGCCCATCGCGGCTTTCTGCGCTTCGACGTCGGCGCCTTTGATCGCGACGCCATACTTCTCGATCGGATCGGTTTCACCGCGCAGTAGCGACGAGAGGGCGGCGACGGCGTCGGCGGACGATCCGCCAAACTGGGCGGCGAGGTCGGCGCCCAGACCGACGAGGTCGTTTGTCATCGGTGCCAGGTCGCCGGCGGCGACACCCATGTTCTTGAGCTGGGCGCCGAACGTCGCGGCCATCGCCTCGTAATCGCCGGACGCGAGGCCGACCGAATCGGCGGAATCCTTCGCGAATTCGTGGATCGCGCCGGCGGCGCCGCCGAACGCGGCGTCTACGGCGCCGGATGCCTGTTGCGCGTCGGACGCGGCGTCGAACGCTGATTTACCGAACGCGACGAGCGCGGCGCCGCCGACGGCGGCGACGGCGGCGGCCTTGTCGACACCGGATTTGAACCCGCCTGCCGACGAGGCAACCTCGTCGAACCCTTTGGTCGCGGCCGTGGTATCGGCCACAAACTTGACGGCGAGCGTCGCGGTGCGGTCGGCCACCGGGTCACCCCTTCGACCGTTCGGCGCGGTCCTCGAGTTCGTCGATCACGGTCGCCAGGGTCGCGTCGTCCTCGTCCCACCATTGGGAGGGCGCCGTCCCGGTCGCGAGTGCGATCTGCACGATCATTCGGGCTCGCGATCCCTGTTCGTAGGGTCCACGTCGCCGACGTCCTCGTCGCCGGCGTCGGGTTGCGGGCTCGAGACTTCGGCCGCGGACGTCTCGAATTCGCGGAGTGTCATCGCCGGAAGGATCCCTTGTGTCTTGGTCAACGCGTGCCAGGCCAGAAAGTTGAGCCAGACGAACGGCGCGTCGGCCGGTAGCGGCCATTTATGCTTCGCGCGTTCCCGATCCCAGGCGACTAGGTCGACGTTCAAGGCTTGGATCTCGTGTTCGGTCCCGTCGGTCATCACGACACGTAGACGCGGGGTGGACAGGCGCGGCGTTCCCATCAGGCGCCTTTCACTTTCGCGAGGGCGGCGTCGGTCGCGTCGGCGTACAGGTCGAGTGACGCGGTCGCGCGCGCCTCGAGGGCGCGGGCGAGGAAATGGGTTCGCGCTTCGACGAACACGGCATAGCGCACGCCGGCGGCCGTGACGGTCGCGGTTGTCGACGTCGCCGACGGTGTGAGCGACGCGGCGAGGCGGCCGGTCAGGCGCGGCGGGTTCGCGACGGCGACGATCCCGGCGGCGACGCGCTGGTTTGTTGCGGTCAGGTCGGCGAGTTCACGGCCGGCGGCGCGCAGTGTTCGCGCCAGCCGGTCGGCGCCGTCGACCGTTACGGCCGGCGGCATCAGGCGTAATCGTCGGCGAGTTCGGCGGTCGCGGTGACGGGTGCGCCGGCGGTCAGGACAGGTTCGCCGACACAGGCCCAGGTGAAGTCCGACGTCATGTTCGCCTTGGGTTCGTCCGATCCGAACGTGAGCGGGTCCAGGACCAGCTCCCCGGTACAGGTCGTCCCGGCCGCCGTGTTCGGCTCGAACGTGAACGGGACGGTCTCGCCCTTGTGCTCCCAGGAGTAGAACAGGATCCCGGCGGCGTCGGCGACGTCTTGGAACATCTCGCCGGTGATCGATGCGCTGTAGATCGTCGACCCGGCGACCGTTTCGCCACAGAGCACGAGAACGTCGTCGTCCTTGTCCTTGTCCCACTCCACCTGACAGGAAATGACCTGGCAGGACACGTCGATCGGCGAGCCGACTTCGCCCAGCGTCAGGGTTCCAGGACCGAATTTCGTGACCTTCGCAACCATTGTCGTTACTCCTAACGGTGGGTGAGGCCGGCGGCCTCGAGGATGGGCGGACACAGGGTTCGGGCGTCGACGTCGACGTCCGCGGACAGGGTGACGGCGTGCAACGTCGGTCCGCCGGCCGGAAACACGGTCGGAACGGCGAGCGTCGCGATCCCGACGGTCTCGAGCGCGACCCAGGCGGCGGCCGTCCACGCGTCGAGCGCGGCGAGCTGGGCAGGTTCGGCGCCGTCGACGACGATGATCACGGACACGTCGGCGATGACGGTCCGCGGGTCGGTCGGGCGGAGACCGAACGGTGACACGATCCACGCGGTTGGCGTCGCGAGTTCGTCGGGTAGGTAGGCGTGTACAGACGTCGCGGGGAGACCGGCGGCGCCCAGGTGTTCGACGAGGACGGCGTGAACGTCGGCGCGGACGTCCTCGAGCGGTGTCACCCGATCCCCCAGACGTGACGCGACGGCGCGATGAGTGATTCGTACCGTTCGAGAACGTTGTTCGGGATCCTGGGCGGCGACGGCGCCGGCGACGTCGCCCAGGATCCGGCCGTATCGGCCTCGCGGTCCTTCAAACGGTAGACGTCGGTCGCGACGCCGATCGCGGCGCGCCACAACGAACGCGGGAACGGCGGGACCGGCGGCGTCGGGATCCCGTCGACGAGGACGGCGAGGCGGTCGTCGATCAGCTCACAGGCAACCGTCGTACATTCCGCGACGTAGGGCGCGTCAGGATGGTCGGCCGGTAGGCGGAGACGTTCGAGGACGTCCGCCGGTGTGCAGTAGGCGGACGCCATCACTTCCGGCGTGCCACGGCGTCGCCGGCGACGGCGGCGGCCTTTGTGATCCCGGCCGGAAGGAACAGGCCAGGCGCGCCCATCCCCCAGATCGCGACGTCTGTCCCCAGCTTGGGGATATCCGGCGCCGAAATGAGAAACGGTCCGTCCTCGAGCCAGCGGGCGGCCTTCTCATTCGTGACGATCACGGTCCCGGCCGGCGCCATCGGCGCTTCGACAATCTCGAGACCGGAAATGTCGATCTTGAGCGACGCGGCGTCCGCCGTTCCGGACTGGTTCGACGTCCCGTACTTCGACGGCATCAAGTCCTCGCGACCACCCCAGGCGAGATAGACGTCGGACGAGACGAGGACGGCGGACGCGGGCAGGCCGGTCACGGTCCGAACGTGCGCCGACGCGCCGAACAGAAACGCGCGGATCTGGGCGGCCGTCGCGGTCAACGGTGCGAGTACGAGGCTGTGACCGGCGCCGGCGACGAGCGCGTCGACAAACGCGTTCTCAGTCGTCAGACCGTACGCGATCTGTAGGGTCTCGTCATACAGGCCCAGGTAGCCGGGGCTCGAGCGGCGCTGAAGCTGTAGCGACACGTCGGACCCGCCGGCGAACGTGCGGAGTGTCGCCTGGCCACGCTTGAACGACACCAGAACCGAAGTGATCTCGGTCTTCTCCGTCGCCTGTTCGCCGACGATGGTCGTCAGGTCTCCGTCATAGTACGGCCAGTACACATCCATTCCGGATGCGCCAGGCGAACGCGGGCCACCCAGCGCGGTGATCGATGGGCGGCCGGAATCAACGATCCCGAACACGTCGGACAACCAGGCCGGCGGGATCACGCCAGGGTTGTCGGTTGTGATCTGGTTGACCCAGACACGGGCGGCCGTGCGGACGGCGGCGCGGTGGGCGTGGTAGGCGTCGACAAACTGGGCGTTGAGCGCGGCGGCCTCGTCGCGGGTCGCGGACCGGGCGGCGTGGGCGAGTTCGTCGAACGATCCGAAACGGGCGAGCGGCGACGACGGCCGGCCGACGGCGGAACGGGACACACCGAAACGGACCAGCTCAGCGCGGACGAGTTCGGCGACACGGCCGCGGACGGCCTCGTCGCCGGCCTCGTCGGGATCGTCCGGATCGTCTGGGTCTGGGTCTGGGTCCGGTGATGCGGCGCGGGCGGCGCCGACGGCGCCGGCGAACGCGCCGGACGCCGGCGGCCAGCAGATCGCGACGCCGGTGAGGACCGACGGCGCGGCCACGGTGCGAACCACGTCGGTCCCGTCGGTCGCCGGAACGTCGGCTTCGATCGAAACGTGAACGGCGCCCAGGGTTCGGGCCAGGGCGTAGGCGTCACGGCCGGCGGTGGAATCGGCGAGCTCGAGCGTCGCGAACAGGCCATCGGGCCGGTCCTCGAGGCCGGTCGCGCGGCCGATCAGGGCGCCACGTTCGACACCGTGCGGCGTCGGTCGGTGCCCATCGAACACGGCGACGAGGTCGGCCGGTGTGAGCGAACCCGTCGTCCAGGATTCGGCGTAGAACGAACGGCCGTCATCGGTGACGCGGGCGGCCTCATTCCACGGGACGAGGCATACGGCGATCGTACGGGCGGCGTCGTCGGCCGTTTCGACCTGGGCGCGGCGGACGATCCCAACATGGGCGGCGGCCTCGAGCGTCCCTGTGGAACGGGCGACGGTGTGACGTGCTTGCATGGCGGTTCTCCCGGTGTTCGGTGTAGCGGTATCGGTTGCAGGATCGGCGAGCATTGTCGAGCTGGTGGGCGCCGGCCGGCCGGTCGGAAACGGGCCCAGTCCTTCGCGTTCGCGTACTTCTTCGGGCAGGATCCAACCGCCGGCGACGCCGACGGCGTACGCGTTCCATCGCGCCTCGAGGTCGGTTCTGAGCAGTTCGGTTGTGTCGAAACGGACTTCGGTCCCGTACGGCGTCAGGTCGGTGAACGCGGCTTCGATCCTGGTCAGGTATTGACCCAGGCCGACTTTCAACCATTTCGAGAATTCGGCTTCGGTCGTCGCGTAGGTGAGACTGTCGCCGGCGGCGACATTGACGAGCGATGGCATCACACCGAACGCGCGGGCGATCTCAGTGTTCGCGATCGCGATTGATTCGACGAGCTGGGATTCGACGGCGGACGAACCGATCGGCGCGAGCTGCCCATCGCGGTCGATGATCGCGGGTTCATGGCGGCGCGCCCAGGCCGAACGGACCTGAGATTTCAGCTCCGCGGTCTGGGTCGGGTTCAATGCCTGTTTGACGAGGACGGCGATCGATGGGAACCCGGCCTCCCAGAACGATCCGGCCATGTCATACAGGGCGGCCAGGTATTCGACGGCGCGGGCGCAATCGTTGAGCGGCGCCGAACCCAGCGACCCAGCCTGGGTGACGCGCCACGGAACCCAGATCGCGCCGGTCCCCGGTTCGAGGCGGCGGCCGTCGTAGTAGACGGCGGTGAGGCGGCCGGCGGCGTCGAATTCGCCGAACGCGCGGGACGCGTCGACGACACGGACGGCGGCAGGGTAGTCGTCGGCGTAGAACGAGGTCGGGACCAGCCACGCGTGACCCCAGCCGGTCAGGTTGTTGACGAGGCGGTGCATTGTGAGCCATCGCGGCTCATACGGGTCGGGGCGGATCACGATTGTCGGTTGGTCAGGTCGCGGCGCGTTGCCGCGGTAGGCGATCATCGGTAGTTGACCGACGGTGTTCGCGATCAGGTCGCGGCAGGCGACAACGATCGGAATTTCAAACGGCGTCAACGCGGATCCGGCCGTTCGCGCCGCGGCGGCTTCGGCGATCACGGCGTCGAGCGCTTTCACGGTCGCGTCAACACGGGCGATCTGTCGTGAACGGCGGGACACTGTTCGCGACAGTCGTGTAACACGGGCCCAGCGTCAACGTAGGCGGCCGTATTTCTTGATCTAACGGGCGAACAGGGTCCGTCGGGTATGTCAGGGCGTCCGGCGGGCTCGAGGCTCCGTTTAGGCGACGTTCGGCGGCCGGCCGGCGCCGGCGCGGTGCACCCAGGCGGCGAGCGATCCGGCGATCAGCGGGCCGGCGGCGGTCTGTCGACGATCCCACACCCAGGATCCGCCGACGCGGCGGCGGCGGCCGGCGCGGATCGCGGCGTCGAGTAGCGGGTCGCCGGCGTGCGCGACTTCGCCGGCCAGGATCCGGTCGTAAAGGAACCCGGCCGCGGCGGCCGTTTCGCGGGTGTTGAGCGTGACCAGGTTCGTTGTGACGTCGGCGAGTTCGAGGGCGAGCGCGGCGGCCGGTCCGCCGGCGTCGAACGTCAACGCGCCAGGCGCCCAGCGGTCGACGAGTTCGGCGACACGCGGGACGAGCCATGACCCGTGCGGGCGGTGCTCGAGTAGTTCAAGTTCGAGGCGGCCGCCGGCGCCGGCGGCGGCGGCGACGATCACGGCCGTTTCGCGGTCCTCGTCCAGTTCGACGGCGAACGTCAGGCCGCCGGCGAGTTCGAGCGATCCCGGCGCCACCTGGGCGGCCGTCCACGCGTCGACCAGCGTCGAGTCCTCGAGGGCGTCGGGCCACAGGCCCAGGTACTCACAGGCCCAGTCATCGGGTTTCATCACGGCACGATCGGCGAGGATCGCGTCGGTGAGGACGTGGTAACCGATCCCTGGGTGGGCGGCCTCGAGCGTCGCTATGTCGTCGCGGTCGGCGTCGTCGGGCGCGGCGAATTCGACATAGCAGATCGGCGAGGTCGGATCGTCGACGGATGCGCGGCCCAGGTCGCGCCATTTCGCAAGCCAGGCCGACGAGGTCTTGCCGGCGTTCGACACGATCCAGGCTTGACCACCCAGGCCGGTCGCCTGGGTCGGAAACGCGGCGGCCTCAAGTTCGGCGCCGGCGTCGCCGGCGAATTCGCGCGCCTCGTCGACGAACGCGACGTCGGCGGAGAACGACCGGATCGCGTCAGGGTTCGGCGGCAGTAGACGGAACGTTGAGCGGTTGTGTCGCCAGGTGATCGCCTCTGACCCGTTCGATCGGCGTAGGTGAATGTGGCGCGGCCAGAGCGGCGAGTCCTCGAGCCACGCGGCCCAGTCGTCGCGCCATAGGGCGGCGGCCGTTTCGCGACGGTGTGACGCGTAGAACGCTTTTCCGCCGCGCCGGCGGCGGGTCACGGTCAGGGCGTAGGCGAGCACGGCCAGCGTCTTTCCGGCGCGGCGCGGGACGATCACGACCACGTACTTGTATCGGAACGTCCCGTCGGGGCGCAGCTCGCCGGCGACGTCGACGAGGTCGCGTTGCCACGGGATCAGCGGCCGGCCGAGCAGACGGGCGACGGCGGCGACGTCCGCGCCGATCGTCGGCGCGTCAGGACGTCGGCGCGTCGCGTGCGCCGGCGAACAGGGTCTCGAGGTCGTCGGCGTTGTCAACATCAGGGCGGGCGATCAATCGGTCGAGGACGGCCAGGTGGCGGGCGATCAGGACGCCGCGCGTGTAACGCGACTCGTCAGGATCGGAGCAGGCCGCGTCGAGCTGATCGGCGGACACGCGGGCTAGGGCGATCCACGCGAGGTCCACGTCCTCGAGGCGGCCGGCGGCGCGCAGACGTGACACGGTCGCGTCGAGACCGATACGGGCGCGGCGGGTGCGGTGCGGCCGGCCGAATAGTCGGCCCTGTTCGCCGGTCATGGGAGGCGGTCGACGTCGGCGCGGAATGCGAGTTCGAGGCGGAGGGCGTTCGCGGTGTTCGTCAGGGCGTCGGCGAGGATCGCGAACCCGGCGGCGTCGGCGGCGTCGGCGAGTTC